ATGCATCAATCCAAGCAACAGTTGTGATATCTGTACTTGGTGACCAAGGAGTTGAGGCACTACCTGTTGGCCAGATGTGTTCGTTATTATAATAAACACCATCCACCGAAACATTATTGAAATTAATGCCTTGTGCAGTATTAATCCTTCTATCCATTTTTATCCTTGTATAATATATAAAGTACCACTAACTGGTGTAATTGCTTCATAAGATGCGGTTGTCATCACTTGTATCGTATCTACTGTTGATGAACTTACATATCCTAAACTTGCTATCTGATTTGAACCACTAATGATATTACTACCATCTGTGATTTGAGTTGAACCACTTATGATTCCATCACCCTCTGTGTTTAAATATTTTGAATCAAAAGTTGTTGTGGTAGCTACAGAATCAACTACCCATGTTGTTCCATTATAACGATATACCGTACCATTACTTGCGGTGTGAGTATCTCCACTTGATGCTCCATCAGGAAAATTGAAAGCCATAATTAAATCTCCTTTACTATATAAGTATTAAAGTAAACTCTTCTTACGAGCCTTACCTTGAGTTTCTACTTCACATTCTACTTCGTATTCATTCCAAGGTTTTGTCGGTTTTTCATTAGGGAATACAAATTTTCTACAAGTACCATCATCATCAAAGTAAATTGTTTTTACCATTGTAGTTGGAATATGTCCACCTGTTGGTAAAACTTCATGTCCTTCTTCAAAGATGTTTTCGATTGTAATTGTTAAATTTTGTTCATCATCCCAAACCCTTTCTTCTTGTTCTAATAATCTCCAAGCACCTCTATTCAAATCTTGTTGTTGTAAAGTACAATTTAAATAAGAAAATGTCGTATAAAGATTATTATAAGAATCGGAATATGTAGCGGCGGGTGCAAGATGTCCTTTATCCCATGGATTAGAGTAATAATCATGTTTATCTGATGTATGTACTCCATTTTCTTTATGAAAATCCATATTACCTCTATCTACGTTTTTTGGTCTATTTGTTGAGGTATAAGTAAGTTTTACTGGTTGTTCCAATACTTCACTATACCACACCTTAAATACTGCGTTCTCAATTATAACTTCTTCTCTTAGTTCTTGAGCAACGATTTCTTCTGGACTACACCCAACTAAGAGGAATGTAAAGAAGATTAATTTTAATAATTTCATATTTTTTATTAAAGTTTTAGTTCAATATATAAATATTAAACTTTTGAGTAATCACTACCCCAATCTGCTTTGACAGGAAATCCATAACTTTCGAGAACGGATTTAACTAATTTAATAGTTTCAACCTCAGAATCATCAAATTCAAATAAGAATGAATCATAAGTGTATAATATAGGAAGAGGAAGTTGTAACTTCTTAAGTTTACTCAGTACCTCAATGTTGAACTCAGTTTCCGTCGCTTGGAGAATATAATTAAAGAACTTTTGTGCATTAGGTTTTTCAATCCAACCTAAAGGTATTTTTCTACCTTTGGGAGTTTGTAAATAACCATTTTTCACTGCTTCGTTTTGCATCTTGGAAATAAACCTATCTACTTTATCAAAGAATGGTATCTTTCTATCTTCATCGGATACTCCCCCATATAAGATTCTAAACGTTCTTCCTTTGGATTCCCCATAATCACAACCATATTGGTCTGCTAACCATTGGTGAACCGAAGTATCGGGTAGTTTGTATTTAATCAACTTACCAATAATTCGTACATGATAAGCATCATAATCGAATTGTAAAAAGAGTTTACCTTTCTTTGGAATGAATACTCCCCTACTACCATCGGATTTGTTTAATGCACCATAATTGATACCTAAATGTCTATTGGAAGGTCTTGATGTAATCGTATATGGATTGTATTCGGTGAATGTGTGTGAAAACCATAAAGATTTACGATTATCTGGCCATCTATCAAAAAATTTTTCCCTATCGACCTGAATCCCTTTTCTCTCGATATCTGAAAGGATAGGAATCATCGTTTCATCCACCCAATTGTTTGTATGTTTTATATCCCATTCATCTGCAATACCTCGTAGTACCTCACCCCACTTCATTATAGGGATACTCTTACCCAAACCATCTCTTATACCCATTCGGATATAAAAACTCGTTAGAACCTCTAATTTATCACCGAATGAGTATATCTTAAAGTTTTCGAAGAATAAAGAAGTTTGCACATCTTTTAGATTATTTACCTTAATATCGGTTTGTAAGAAACCTTTTTTGTTCCAAATCCACTTTTCTTGATTCGAGGTTGATAAATCTATTTCTAACTTTTCACAATCATTATGGTTGAATGGAAGTATAAAATCAAGATTTCGGAATTGGACATACAAAAATGACAACCCATTAGTCATAGGATGTCTTTCCAAATCTTCCCAAATAGGAATAATCTTAGATTCTTCGTTATTCCAATATTCGAGAAATTGTTCTTTCTCTTTATTAGTTTCTACTATAATCATTCAGTAACTCCTGCATTATATTCTAATAGGATAAGTTCTGCAGTTTCTTCATCTACATAACCACTTCCATCGATATCGATTAAGTGTCCTATATAATACATACCATCTTGTTGTGTTAAATCTGTTTTTTTCATAATATTACAAATATACGAATTATTTTTGAATTTACCAAATTAATCTTCAAACATTTCATAAAGTTGACTAATTTCACTAACCCAATTTGGTGAAAAATTTGATAAAGAACTTAAATCACCCAACTTTACTTCAGTAACAGCCACATTATTTTCCAATACCTCCAACAACCCGTTTATAAGTGTAGGATACTCTTGAATATCAGATAAAAGTTTATCTTTAATTTCTGGTTTTAATCGTTGAAATAAATTTTTCATATTGCTAAGTGATTTAATTTTTCATGTAATCGTTTCATGTGTTTACAAGGTGAATGTGGCCTGAATTCTCTTGCCTTACATTCACAATCATCAATCTTGTAATCAGTTACCCTCACTTGATAGTAAGATAACTTACCTGTCTTTTTATTACGAGAACCCATTTCTCGATAGTACCAACTACTTGTCATAACCAACAAATTTCAGTTTAACATCATCAACTAATCCGTTTGATACTGCGAATGGATATTCTTCATTTAACCAATAGTTTTGAACAGTATCAACTTCGTTCAAACAATCTTCTTTTAATTCTTCGATATCATAACTATCGCCATATTTGATACCACCACAAAGAACCATTAGTTCATTAAGTTTATCAAAATCGTTTTGAAAATTAACAATTGATTTAATAATTTCTAATTTCATTAATTGAGAAACCATATTGTTGTGGTCATACATTTCTTTCGACCAAGGTTTTGTAATTTTTATTCCGTAATTCATATCTTATTTGTTTAAAGTTAACATTGATAATGGAACATTATATTCATTACTCAAGTTATATCTACCAAGTTCATTGTTGTTTAGAACTTCAATAACAGCTTTAGTTCTGTTAATTTTCTTAACTCTACATTGTTTACCACTAAGTTTTGGGTGATTAACTGAAACATTAGCTCCGATATAAAGTTCATTCTTTACATCCCAAGCTATTTCACTTTTTTTGATTTTGATTACTTCAACTACTTTAGAGTTCAACTCTCTTAGTTCTTCAAGGGAAAGGTTTTTTAATTCTGAATAATTCATGTTTTAAGTTTTAAGTGTTATTAATTATTTACATAGTAAATATACGAAAAATAAATGAGAAATCCAAGCAAAAATGGATTTTTTTTCAATTATTTTAACCACAAGTTATAAACATAATCGTAACTTGTTTTTAGTTGTTTTGCTAGTTCTGAGAATAATCTTTCTCTTATTAAACTATCGTAAACACCAAGGTAATCATATACATTACCATCACCAAATAGTTGAGTAACTAATCCAACAAAGGTAGCATCATCTTTAATATCTTTACCCATATCATCAGTTGGGTACGTTTCTAAGTAAAATTGTTTAATTGTCATATCTTTTAAGTTTTAATCATTTACATAGTAAATGTACGAAAAAAATACGAGAAATCCAAGCAAAAAGTGAATTATTTTTTAAATTTTTTCAAAATAACCACCAACATCAAATGAAATATTAGTGTTTATAGAACCTTTAGTAGAAGGTACGAATTCGGATGGTTTAGCTATTCTAAAATCAACAGAAACTCTACTATCATGTTCTTCATTAGTTTTATTACCATGTAGTAAGTTTGCTCCTTTGAATACTAAAACCTCACCATATGAGATATTATAGGGTTTAAAATCTTCCTTACCCTCTTCTGATTCAATCCATATAGTATTTGTTTCATATGAATCGGTAAATGGTAGTAGTATATTTATTTCTGATTGTCCATGATTGTAATCCCTATCTCTATGCCACTCACCAACAGCTTGATTACCTTTTAAATGAACTCTGAAAGTTGGAATCTTTTGGAATATAATTTCATCTAATTCAAATTCATACTTAATGAACTTATCTATAAAATTATAATATGTTTGTCTAAACCTTTCATCAAAGTTACTATAATATAGTTTATGCCATGTAGTAGATTGGTCTTTTTCTCTTGTGAGTGTTTTATATTCTTCTACTTCATGTAGATTTTCAAGTGTGTTTGTTTTTAATGTTTCCTTTACAATTTCTCTGAATGGATATAAGGATGTATCATATCTTAATTTATATGTTTTCATATATTCCAATATTTTGATTGAATAGAATAGATATCAATGGGTGTTCTTTTCATATGTCCACCTTTTTTGAATTCAACACCTTTTAAAGAATATCCAGCTAAAAAACTTCTTCTAAATCTATTTGAATTATTTGGTTCTGAACCATGGACTGTATGTGAATGTAAAAGAACCATATCACCCTTTCTTGTATTACCTTGTATTTTTTTAAAATCATGTCCTTCAGGCATTACACATGGTTTACCTCTTTCATTTCTCCAATTTTTTGGATTAGTTTTCACCCTCTCTTCATCAACTTCAATTGGTAATATTCCTAATCTATGTGTACCCTCATAATTCCAAACAGCTCCATTCTCTTCATCATGATTATCTAAAGCTATAGTAATGTTTAGATATTCATTATGTTTACATCCTGTATAAAAAGAATTTTGATGCATATCTCTACCCAATTGACCTGGTGGTTTAAAGTAACACCAAGTTTGTGTTCCATCAATTTTACCATTTAGTAAAAATTCTGTTGCTTCTATTATCTTTGGATGTGTAAATATTTTTTGAAACTTTTCAGATAATTTATGTGGATACATAAATGGGTCATAATCACCCCATTCTTCCCCACCATCTTTAGTAGTTTTTTGTCTTTCTTTTCGAAGTATCTCTAATTCATTATTTAATTCATCACACTCATATTCAGTAAGTAAGGGCAATGTGGAGAATCCTCTATATCTCCAATCGAAAAGTAATTGTTGTTTTTCTTCTTCAGTAAGATATATCATATAACCTAATTTAGTTTGTATATGTATATATATTTAATTTTTGTAAAATTGTAATAAATTTGGTAAATATAATTTTAAGTTTGGCATTAGATGACCAACCAATTTAATAGCAGCAGAATTAGATTGTTGTACTGTTTTTTCATTTACAATAGTACTATCTAAAGAATTCACATCCTTAGGCCCTCTTATTCTCCATTTTACATCAACAACAACATATAATGGGTTATTTATAAATTGACCTTTTGCTCTACTTGATAACTCATATATAGGAGAACCTTTATCATTTGTTTTTTGTAAAAAATATCTTCGTATAAATCCCCTATTATAATCTTTATCACTTGGTTTAGGAATAAACGCTTTAATATTTTTTTCTATAATAGGTGTTCGGATTATTTTATTATATCTATCTTTATTTTCCATTATTGCTCATCTCCTATTAATCTAAAATCACAAGTAATATCTGTTTGCCATACCATACCACTCATACTATGTCCTACTGATATTATTTGGTAAAAACTTGGTGGCCCATATTTAAAAGGAATACCTTCAAATTGAATCATATCTCCAACTTTAAATCCACTTACACCATGTACACTAAATCTAACTTTGGCAAGACCAGGTATTGGATTAACTCTATTTGTATATTCTTTTTCAACTTCACCCTTAATATTAGAATGTAATCCTTTATCAATTAACTCTACTTGTTTTAAAGCAGCTTTATCATCCCATGTACCAACACATAATAAAGATTCAATAGTACCATTATCTCTGGAAGATTTTGTTGGGTCTGTTACAGCTTCTATAATATCTATCTTACCTTTTCTATCTTGAACTCGTGAAAATACACCTGCTTTATTGGCAAATATATCAAATGCTCTTGCATTAGCTGGTGGTTCTTCTTCCTCTTGGTTTTCAGTAGTTTCTGGTTGCTCTCCTTGAGCTGCCATTTTATTTAATTTTGTTCCAACTTGGTCCTCGAATACTCCTGGGTCTGAATAAACTCCACCAAATAACATAAAAGGTGTATCACCACTACCATCTACCTGATTAGCAGACATTTTCTTTATCATAACACTACTCTGCATAGCACCAGGTACACTCATATTCCAATCTATTGATAAAAATGGAGAACGAGAACCTCTTGCTTCAAAAGTTGCAATTTCATCTACTGTTTGTTTTTCAATATGTCCTGAAAATGTTTTATCTTCATATGTTAATATAGTAGGGCCTTTATCATCTCCCTGCTCTGCTCCTTCTCTTAATTGAAAATCCCATATAGAATTACAAGCACCACTCATACCATTTAACATTTCAACCATCACATCTTTAGAGTTCATATTGGATTTAGCCATACATTGTTTAAAAAATTCATAGTTAATATATAAATCCTTTAACCAACCCCAAAACCCTGCCTTTTCTTTTGTAGGTTCTACTGTATCATCACAATCGTATTTTAATACATCACCATCTAAATCATATGTACATGGAAATGCAAAAGGTACTGGTCTTGATTGTCCTGTTGCAGGGTCATCTGCAGAACCATTCAACTCTGCAATTTCATCACCTTCTGGTGCAGATTCTACAATTGGATGTAAGTTTGCTTGAAATTCTTTATTACCCAACTCTTCAAAATTGATAAACTTTATAGGTTCTTCACTTTCAGAATCTACTAAAGCCTGTCTTAATCCAAAATTAGGAGCTTGTGTATTCGGTATATATAATACAGATTTATCAGTACTCCACATATGTGGGAAAGCTTTAATTACAGTTTTTGAAATATCAATAGTTAAATTTTGACTTTTAACATCATCACAACCAGTTTCTTTTCTTTCCAAATCCATTGCATATGAGTTGAATAAAGCCACTGCCAATTCAAATCTAATAAATCGTTCTTTATCAAACAATGGAGTATCGTTTGGTATAGATAATGATTCACCACTTCTATTTCGTATAGTTGTACCTTTGGTTAATGATTTCAATAAGTGGTCTCTTACTTCTTCATCAAAATTAACAAAATTACCTTCATACGCCCAACTTCTTCCTTGTGAATCCTTCTTTGTTGCCCAACTTCGAGTATTTGCTGTTTTTTTGGTATTAGGTAACCCATTAAACATCTGTTTGTACAAAGCAACTCCTGGTGTACTCTTACCAATTTTTTCAGGTTCAAATGATGGTGCACCATTGTTTACTGTATTTTCTGTACTATTACCTCCAGTATGTACTTGCATATATTCTGCAACTTGTCCTACACCTGATAGTTGTACTTCTACTTCATAAGTTTCACCTGCTCCAAATTTAACACTTCCACCAGAAACAATTCCTAATGTTGCATCATATTGGTATTTTGAATCTTTCCTTTTTTCTTTCAGATATGTCCAATTATTATATTGTACCATATCACATGGTGTAATTGCTCCACCTGCACCTACTTTTTGTTCAACAGAATCAGCAACATTCCAACCCCACTCAAGTAAAACATGAAATCCTGGTTCTAAGAAATATTTTGCAATTTCATCTGTTTGTTCTTTTGTAAAACATTTTATTACAAATTTTGATATTTTTAAAGCTCCTTGTTGTCTTTCTTCTATACTAAGTGATTCAATAACAGGAGAAGGTCTTAACCCTCTTCCTTCCTCAATTTTAATTGGAGTAGTCATATCTAATGAATACCCAAGTATACCTGGTTGTGTTAGATTACCATATGTATTTTCAAAAGCAGTACTTTTATCATAATTCTTTCTATGGAAACTTTCCATTACCAAACCACCAGGACTATCTCCTTCAACATCTTTTCCTGCAGAAATTACTCGTATCCATGTAGAAAGTCCACCAACACCACCTTGAGATAGGGGTTTGTTTGTGTTTTCAGCTCGAGATTCTAAAATCTCTCTGAGTTCTTTGTATAAATTTGAATACTTTGGAAAAAACATACATTATAATTTTCTAAAATCGTTTATAATTTTTTGATAGTTTTGTGGTATTCTCAACTGAGTACCATCTGGTAATGCAAAAGTAGCATCATGGATGTTATTAGCTGTAGCAATTATCCACCAATAAGCAGAATCATTATAAAACTCATTTGCAAGAGTATCTAATCTATCATCTGTTTGTGTAACTATATATATGTCATTATCAGATTTAGGTATATCAGGATACACCCTTGACCTAAAAACAGTTCTACCATCTTTAAGTTTTTGTTTCTTATTATTTTGATATCTACTTGTTGCCATTTTATATTAAAAAGTTTTTGGAGTACCTCCATAGTTATAAAGTTCGGTTTCAATACCCGGTGTTTCTACCAACTTAATTGTCATAGATACATCAATAAACTTTGGTAATTTCAATCCATCAGTATCTATTTCCCAATTTCCATTATCTGGTACAGTGTAAGTTAATGATTCTATAAATCCTGTTCTATCTTTATAAACATCTCCTAATTGAAATTTTATAAATGGAGCATTTATTATATCTAAGTTTTCACCACCATATGAAGGATATGTTTGTCTTGTTAAAAAATCTATTCTTTGCCAGTTTAGAGCCAATTCATTAGAATCATTACAATATATGTTTAAGTTAAATGTTATTGCTCTCTCAACACCTTCATAGATATAATAATTATGAGGATTTCCAATAAATTTATTTCCACTCCAAGTTGGAGTAACTGTTTCACTTAACCCACTTACAGTAGTTCTAAAAAACATTTTATCATCTTCAATTTTCTTATCTCCATATTTTTTATCAGAAGGTTGTGGGTTCAATGATTGAATCCAAAAAGGAATTTGTAATACTTCATCTTCAGAAGTTACATTATATAATGGTGTTTTGTGTGTTCTTGGTTTTTTACTTTTATAAAAGAGGGCCCCTTGTCTATCCTCAATTGCATCCATACCGATACCCATTTTTCCTAAAATATCGGCTTCTTTATTTTTAAGGATATCTGTACGATGGTCATCGGTAGTTCCATCTCCTTTATCAAAATAAGTTGCAGGTTCAGTATCTCGTATAGGACCACCACTTCTTTTTCCAAAAATAGCCCCTCTTATTGCATCTTTACCTGCTTTTAAAGCTCCACCAACTGCTTGTTTACCTAAAGTAGATGGGTTACCACCAGATGCCTTTAACAACGCTCCTAATCCAGTTCCATTTTTACCCCATGTTTCTTTTGTATAAGCTTCGTTTGTTGGATTATCTTTAATTGTTTTTCCATCTTTTCCAACTTCATCATCAGCTTCTATTCCCATTCTCGATGGTAGTAATGTTACTGGTATTCCAAGAAAAGAGTTAACTGCATCTGTTGCTTTACCTATTACTTTAGATAAACCACCTCCCTCTTCAGAACCCAGTGCATTTAACATAGTATCTTTATCAGGAGTACTTCTTTTAGCTATTCGAGTTGCTTGATTACCATATATTAGTGGATTGTTTAGTTCCACAAGAGATTTTACCCTAACTCCACTAAGTTCTTGTTCAGCAAAGTTTTTAACTTGTTGTTTAAAACCACCTCTATTTTCTTGTGCAGAAGAATCTACCAAACCATCAGCAGTTGTTCCACCAGGAAAGTTAAGTTCTTTGTTTTTAAATAATTCTTCTATTGTTGGCATAATTTATTCTCCTTATGATACTAATCTTGATGCAAAGTTTGAACGATTAAGTTGTTTTTCTAATTTTCCACCAATCCCTCTTGTTAATACATCTCCATCCATTTCAATTAAAGCACCTAATAGTACTGCATCTCGTACTTCATCTAATTTTTTAAGTAATTCTTTATTATCTCCCTTATCACCTTCCATTAATCCTATTTTCTCAGCTAATTTTGAAACAAGTTCTGGTAATTTAGCACTACCACCCGTAGCGGCTCCCGCCATACCTGTTATGAATCCTATGTTCTTAACATCCAATCCTTGGGCTGCCATAGCTACACCAAACATTGCAGTTGAGAACTCATTGAGTACTTGAGTTAGTGATTGAATAGGAGTTATAGAGGATTGTACTTTTTCTAAAAAGATATCGAAATTTTCTATTGATGTTACTAAATGACTTGAAAATGTTGTAATACCTGGTCCAAACGTTACTAATTTTTCTAACATTGCAAGAGGACCTGTTGGTTGTTGTTCTTCACCACTCACCCAACTTGCAAATTTATTACCAATAGCACCAACCGCATTTCCAATACCTCCAGCGGCTGCACCTACTCCTGCTCCAACTCCAAATACCGCAAGGGCTCCACCAAGAGCAGTGATTGCTCCTGCCATAGCAAGTACTTCACCTGCAGAACCTGATTTTTCTACTATCATTCCAAGTGTATTACCAATAGAATCAAATACACCTATGATTGTTTCTCCAACTACTTCTGCAATTGATACAAATGCTCCAGCTACTGTTTCTACGATAGGTGCAAATGCCTCCATCATACCTATCATAGTATTTCCTATTACATCTGCTAATTGTACAAATCCATTTACAAGTATTTCAATTACAGGAACTACAATAGCGGCAATTCCTTCAAATATAGATTTAAACATTTTACCTAATGGTTCAAGTGCAGGAGCCATAATTCTCATGGCGGCCGCTAAACCAATAAATGCTAATGTGATTGCTGCTAATCCGATTAGAGCTGCTGGATTTGCTAATGATGCTAATCCACCTGATAATCCTTTTAAGAATCCACCAAGTCCTTTTCCTATAACATTCAATGCAGTACCAATACCTTTTGATATACCAGATATTAAACCTCCAATACCACTACCAATAGATTTCATTGCTCCACCTAAACCAGATGCAATAGATTTAATTGCTCCACCCAATCCTTGTCCTATTGATTTGATACCATTACCTAATGTTTTTAAGAATCCTCCACTACTTGATGCAGTTTTAGTTGTTGTTTTACCAAGACTGAGTAGATTTTTTCCTATACCAAATATACCACCACCTAATAATTTTAATAATGGAAATACTAATTTTAATCCCATAAAGGCGGCACCCAATACAACTATTTTTTTACCAAGTCCTCCTGCACTACCCGCTTCTTCTCCACTAAGTCCTGCAAGTTTATCACCTATCCAATCAAATGCTGGTTTTATAATATCGTATGCTTTCATTACAGCATCTTTAACAACACCAAACCCTTCTTTCATTCCATCAATAAAACTCATAATCGATGGTTTGTTTGCAGTAAACCAGTCTCCCATTTTATCGAATGCAGTTTGTACCTTCTCAATACCACCTTTTAGTATTTTCATTCCACCATCATTTATCCACTTCATCAAACCTTGAGCTAAAGGCATTAATAATTGACCTACCTTCATACCGATATTTGCCAATTGACCTTTTAGTACATCCATAGATGTGTTCATTTGATTAGTGGTTTTTTGTTGGTTTAAAGCCGCTTGTAATCCTTTTTTATCCATTTTGGATAAATCTTTACCAGAAGCTATTAAAGCTTGAGCCGCTTCTAAATCTTTTCCTTTTAAATCACCAAGTTTTTTTTGGATTCTCTGTTGGTTAATCATATCTCCAATTGGCATTCCTGCTGCTTTGGAAAGAGCTTCTTGTTGATAAACATTAAGTTTTGTTAAATCACCAAGTTTACTTACTTCTTTTAAAGTTGCTTGTTGAGCTCCTACAACATCACCTTGAGCTGCAAGATATCTTGCTTGATTGAAGTTAAGATTTGTACCTAATATTGCACTTGCTTCTAATTCTGAATTAATAGAAGATTCAAAATCAAGTAATCCTTTAGCAACACCAGCTGCTTGTTTAATTGATGTACCTAATTTAGCTGCTTGAATTGCTGCCTTCTGTAAAGATTGTGGTGAACCTTTGAAGTAAGTGTAAACTTCTTCAGAACTTTCCGCCATATCCTTCAATACCTTATCTGCAGGTACTCCTGCTAAGTTTGAAGCTTGAACGGTTATGTTAACCATGTTCTGAGCAAGGTCTTGTGATTGTCCGAATGCGTTTTGGAATAGTTTATTTACATTACCAATAGCATCTGCACTTAATCCCATACCTACCGCTAATTTGGTAGTATTATTTAGTACTGCTGCACTTACATCTTCAACACCACCAAAGGCGTTAAACATTGCTCCAGCTGCTTTTGCACCATCTTCAAGTGAACCACCCATACCTTGAGCAATTCCTGATACAGTTCCTATCTTAGATGATATACCTGCAAATTGTCCGTTGAGTATTCCTGTTTCTTGTCTAAATGCAATTGTGGATTTTTGCATTTTATCCATGGTGAGTAAACTCATTCCAAGTAAGGCAACAAACCCAACCATGGCAGTTCTCCAAGAGAATATAGATTTAAATACAGCTCCTCCTGATTTCTTCATAGCATTTGCTAATCCAGCAGCTTGAGATTTACCTTCTCTCATCCCTTCGTTGAAATCAACTACAAATTGTTTTGATGCTTTACCTAATTTGTTTTTGATTCCATCTGCTCCTTTTTTAGCAAGTGAACCTAACATTCCACCAAGAACAGGTATTTGATTAAGGTGTCCTGTCATTTTATCAAGAGCACCTCCTATTGATTCTTCGTATTGTTTTGCTGCTTTATTTACAGCTTCTGTGTTTTGAGCAAGTTTTTCTTCTGTTCGTAATGTAGCTAAGGTAGTATCTAATATATCTACTTTAGCATCACCAATTGCTTTATTTTTACCAAAATGAGATGAAGCTATTCTATCTTTTTCAGCTTCTATTCTTTGAATTTCTTGTGTAATTGATGCAGAATCACTCAGTCCACTAACCGATGATTTCAATTCACTATTAAACTCTTTTATTTTTTGGCCTAATTTTGTTCTATAATCAATTTCTGAATCAATATCCGATTGAATATCGGCTATAAGAGATTGGGAAACTTTCAGAGCGCTCTGATATTCCTGTTCTAATTTAATTCTCGCTTTTTGTTGCTTTAACGATTCAGCCATCTAATACAGTTCCTTTATATTAGTTTAATAAACGTTGCCACGCTTTAGGAATTGGTTTTCCTTGTTTTTTTCTTTCTTCTGCTTTTTTTCTTAGTGCAGTGAAGGCATCATCTAAATCTTTTCCTAATTTGGCAAACTCTTTATCACCTTTGAGTTTTTTACCCAAACCTCGTTTAAATAATGTATCTATAAGTCCTTCTGGAAGATTAAACTTTTTTGTTAAAGAATCTTTAACTACTTGCCTTTGTTCCGTTGTAAGTTTTTTCATATTTTTATACTCCACATTTATACTACTATAAATATAGTTTAAAAAAAAAGTGAGGAATTTTACTTCCTCACATTTACATTTGGTCCTTTAGCTTGTGAATTTGTAGATTTAGAACTTTTTTTAAGTTGTTCTTCTTCCTTTTCTTTAGCCTCAGCAAGTTGTTTATAATAAAACGTTCTGATATGTACTGGTAACCTATAAACTCCTTCTTGAGTGAATCCATTACCATAGTAACATAACTCAAAAATTTGCTTATGGAGCATGACTGAGTAATTAGTCGGTAGGCCAAAAAAACCCCACGCCCATTGGAATGGGCTTCACCTCCGTATCACCAGTAGTTGGATTCGTGAAAGGGAATTCCATATTGATATCAGGCTGGTGTTTCCTAACATTTTCTCGGAATGCTCTTGTATCTCTTGTTAAAAACTTATTGTTGATAAAATCATTGATTGATTTTGCATCTTCTTTACCATCAACAGAGGTAATCATATATCGATACCTTGTAGTTAATTCAGCGGATGGTGCATCTTGATTTAATCTATTTAATGCTTTAATATCAGCATCAATTTTCTTTTCATCACCATGTGTTAATATTCTCCATTGAAGATTTACTCCTGTTGTAGTGGTATATGTATAAGAGTTTTCTCTATTTAGTAGTTCTAAATCAGTTTCTTTTGTTTGTACTTTTGATAAGTCAACAGATGTTTTATGAGCATCACCCATTTCATCTTGTACCTGAACAGTATATTCTGGACCATAACCCAAAATACGAACTGCCAACATTATAGCATTTTTGTCCCCCAATATAATATCATCGATATTAATTGCTTTATCTACTATAATTGACTCAAATAACTTGTCAAGAACCACCCCCTTTCGTATAAGATTCTGTGAAGCAAGAATTTCTTCTTCTTTCGCAGTCATGTATTTTATTTCTATTTCTCCAGATGATAGGGGATTATCTTCTGGATAACATTTACCTTGTGATGGTAGTGATATCACTTCGGTAGGAAAATCGTAATTTGCCATATAACTTTATTTTAATTGTTTCGTATATAAATATATAAGTTTTAAAAAATTAGAAATTAGGCATAAAAAAAGTTCTCACTAAGAGAACTTTTTTCTTTATAAAAATAAGTTGGAGTAGTATTAAAATTCTAAGATTGCGTAATCATAAGAAAGTGTCAATTCAATTGAAGTAGGTTCGTTTGATGACCAATCCAATCCACCGAAGTTTGCTGATTGGATAAATGCACCTTTAAGAGTCCATTGTTCAATTTTATCACCAACAGGTCCTAATAGATAACATTGGATATCTTTTTTATAGAAATCTGCGTATCCATCTCTACCGGTGATAGATTCATGAGAAGTTCTCACCCATTCCATTACTGCTTGTGCACCACTTGGAACAATTGGGTCATAAAGTGTCATGGTAACATCTTGCCAATCCCCTTTACCTTTGAGTTTTCTCTTAACATTGATGTGGTCAAGAACAACAGTTTCAAACTGAATAGTTGGTCTTGTAGCTACTTTTATAAGATATGAAGGAATACCATCAATTTCCATGATGAACCTATTTTGCATCTTAGGTTCAAAGTTGGTATAAAACATATCGTTAAATTCTAATACTTCTGCCATTTTTTTTTCTCCTATTTACTATTATAAATATATAGTTTTTTTATTTTTAATTAATTATGCTGAGAATGATGCTCCTGTCGGTAAGATGTTGAAATCTAACACGATGAATTCAGCAGTTTTTGTTGGTTGTAAGAAAATCTGTCCAGCCAATATATTTCTGTCGATTACATCTGGTGTGTTATTACTCTCATCCATCACCACTCTAAATGCATATAAACCTTGTCTTTGTTGTATTCCTTCTAAATAAGGATTTACAGTATTCAAGAATCTACCTCTTGTTTGTGCCGTATTCTGTTCGAATACTAAGTATCTTGATGTAGATGCAATGTACTTCTTAACTTTAATCATTAATCTTCTTACATTGATTCTATCAAGTGCAGATGCTCTATCTTGTAAAG